CACAAAGAGAGTTCTTTGATAATAGTAATACTGAGATACTAGGCTTATCGGCTGGTTATGGTGCAGGAAAAACTAGGGCGCTTTGTGCAGTATGTGTAAAATTAGCAGCATTAAACGTAGGATTTACAGGCGCAGTAATGGAGCCTACAGGCTCATTGATTCGAGACATCTGGCAAAATGACTTCGAGCAGTTCTTAGAACACTATGAAATACCTTACTCATATAGGGCTAGTCCACTACCAGAGTACATATTGCATTTACCAGACGGAGATACAAAGATACTATGCAGAAGCTTTGAAAACTGGTCGCGCATAATCGGTTTAAATTTGGCTTTCGTGTTGGCAGATGAAATAGATACAGTTGCCCCATCTGTTTGTGATAGGGCATTTCCAAAAATTCTAGGTAGGTTGAGATCTGGTAATGTCAGGCAGTTTTGCGCAGCAAGCACACCAGAGGGTTTTAGATGGATGTGGAATACCTTTGGATCAGAGGCAGCACAGGAAAGATCAGACCGTAAGCTTATAAGAATGAGAACGCAAGACAACCCACACTTACCAGAAGATTTTATAGAAAGAATGCAAGCAAACTACGACTCTAGTATGTTGCAGGCTTACCTAAACGGAGAGTTTACCAATCTCACAACTGGGCAGGTATATGACAGATTTGTAAGAGAAGATAATATTGTAGATACTATTCCAAGTATCCAGATGGAGCCATTAAGGATAGGGGTAGACTTTAATATTGGAAATATGAGCGCGGTGATAGGAATAAAATTAGGAGAAAAATTGTTAATAATTGATGAGATTGTATCTGCACATGATACAGACGCACTTGCCCAAGAAATAATCCGTAGATACCCTACTAATAAGATTTACGTCTACCCTGATGCTTCGGGCGGCAATCGTAGTACTAATGCAGCAAAAACAGACATACAGATTCTTGAATCCTATGGCTTCACTAATCTTTCAGCTAAAAGCAACCCAGCGATCAGAGATAGAGTCTCTGCCGTACAGGGTTTGTTATGCAACGGAAAAGGGCAGATACGTCTACAGATTAATGCCAGTTGCAAACGTATGATTGAATGCTTAGAGTTACAAAGTTATACAGATAAAGGCGAACCAGATAAAGACGCTGGTTATGACCACATGAATGACGCTCTAGGGTATCTAGTTTGGAGAGAGTTCAATCCATTATTTGCACGTGCGGGCAAACCTACAGGCATTAGAATATATTAAGAACATGGTACTATTGAGGCAAAACTGTGTATAGCTCACTAAATATTTACAACCAGCCCATAACACAAGCTGCTACAACAGTTGCCAGCCCTAATGCGGCTTATCAAAGAATGGCTCAATTTTGGGACCTGATTACAGATTTGAAAGAGGGTACATATAAGATTAGAAGCGAACACAGGAAATATTTACCACAAGAAGCTAGAGAGACTGACGACAGTTATGACGTAAGACTAAGTAGATCAACAGTTGTACCATATTTACAACGTATAGAAAAGATGCTGTCAGGTATGTTGGTCAGGAAGCCTGTAAGACTAGATGATGTATCAGACCTAGTAAGAGAGCAACTATTCGATGTAGATTTAGAAGGTAATGATCTCAATGTGTGGCTATACCAGACAGCAAGGCAGGCTATTAGCTTTGGTCATGTAGGTGTTTTAGTAGATGCACCTAAAGAAGGGGATAAGACTAGGCCATATTGGGTTACTTATACACCAAAAGATATATTAGGCTGGCGATCTGAAATTGTAGAAGGCTCAAGGCAGCTAACACAACTAAGACTGCTGGAACAGGTAGTTGAGCCTGACGGAAAGTACGGAGATAAGATAATCAAACAAATCAGAGTTTTAGAAAGGGGTAGATACGAAATTCACAGGAAAGACGACAAGAAAAATGAATATAGATTGTTTGATGAAGGTGAAATGAGTCTTAAAGATAAGATTCCCTTTGCTGTTGCTTACTCTAATAGAGTTGGTTATTACGAAAGCCGCAGCCCACTTTATGACATTGCAGAACTAAACCTTAAGCACTATCAAATACAATCTGACCTAGATAATATTTTACATATTAGTTCTGTACCATTGCTTGCTGTCTTTGGTTATCCCAATGCTGACGAGATTACGACTGGACCCAGTGAGGCACTATCTTTGCCACCAGAGTCAAGAATGGAATATATTAGCCCATCAGGAGATAGTTATGATAGCCAGTTTCAGAGATTGGCAGATATTAAAGACCAAATCAACACACTATCTCTAGCAGCTGTACTAGGACAGAAGTTAGTAGGAGAATCAGCAGAGGCCAAGCAAATAGACAGATCGCAGAATGATTCGACCATGATGGTAATAGCACAGCAGATGCAAGACTTAATAGATAACTGCCTAAGATTTCACAGCGAATATTTGAATGAAGCTAATGCTGGTAGCTCTTTTGTTAATAGAGATTTTGTTTCTGCAAGATTACAGCCACAGGAAATAACAAGCCTACTAACTTTATTTACTGCTGGAACTATTACACAAGAAACATTATTGAACCAATTATCTGCTGGTGAAGTGCTTGGTGACGACTTTGATGTAGAGGAAGAGATCGAAGGCACACAAAGCGGTGGGCTAACAGAATCAGAACCACCTGAAGAGCCTGATCCAGAGCCTGAAGATGAAGAAGAGGAGGTACCAGAGGAAGAATGATAAATGAGTATTCCAGAGGTATTCTTTAGGGAAACTATTGACCTTAATAGATATAGTAACGCTGTAGCTAATAAATTTGTAGAGAACTATATTCAAGTAATCTATAGTACTACTCAGCAGTTAGTTGAACTTGACAAAAGGCAAAAAAAAGCAGGGGTTAACATAGCAGTAGCACCACAAACAAGAAAAAGATTAAGAGCAATACTTGCACAGTCAAAATCAAGTATGGATAGATGGAATAAAGACGTAACAAAGCAAATGATAAAAGAAATGGAAGGATTGGCAAAGATACAGACAGGTTTTATAGAAGGTGAATTAGAAAAGGCCGTTAAGTCTGGCGGTATCCCAATAAACTCAGTCGCTGTTAACCAAAGGTATGCAACTTCCTTTGTTAAAACAGACCCTACGAAAGTCAATATATTTACCAGCAAGCAATTCACTGAAGATGATTTTATTAAGTTTGGGTCGGGTAAATTTGAGCTAACTGCTAGGCAAGGTGCAATGATGACTTTGCCTAATGGCGAAACAGTAGAAAAAGCTTTCAGAGGTATTGCAAGAAAAAATCAAGCATTATTAGCTAGAACTATTAGAGCTGGTGTATTTAGTGGAGAATCAGTAAATGTAATCGCTAAGAGATTGGCGGGTACATTAGAGTTTGACAAGGTAGCCACTACAAGACAAAAAATTGCAGCTGGTGGTCAGGCCATAAAATTAGCAAGCCATCAAATAAAAACAGTAGTTAGAACCTCTGTTAATCAGGTGCAGAATCAGGCTTCTCAATCTGTTTATGCAGCAAATAGCAAAGTAGCACCAAGATATGAATATGTGGCAACGCTAGATAGTAAGACCAGCAATATCTGTAAAAGGCTTGATGGCAGAAAGTTTCAGTATAATAAGGGACCAACACCACCACAGCATTTCAATTGTAGGTCTACCACAGTTCCAGTTGTTGACTATGAAGGATTAAGTAAGCGTAAAGGGTTTGAAGATCTAACAGAACCGCCAGCAGGAAAGGTAGTTAGCAGGCCTAGTGCTACTGGAAGAGTCCCACAAGGGACACAATATGGTGATTGGTTACTGCAGCAAGATAAAAAACTACAAGTTAAGACTCTAGGCACAGAGCAAAAAGTCGATTTTTTTAAGAAATTAGCAAAAAAAGAAGGTTCAGGACACGCAGCAATAAGAAAAATGATTAGGAATGATGGTACAGAACTGCCACTTGATAAGTTAGAGAAAATATATGCCAAGCCTGTAATGGCTAAGAAGGTAGCCGCACCAGTTGCAAAAGCGCCCAAGATTAAGACATCACCAACTATGTCTACTGAAGGTGTTGATACATGGCTTACTAAGAACAGATTTGGAGATATTCAGGAGTTTACAGAGGATAGCTTAGACGGAATGGAGACTTTAGGCGGCTTGACTGAAAAACATATTAAGAAGATGAGAGCATTTATGAAAAAAGGCAATATAGTAAATCAATTCAATATGAAATATGAAAAAACTGCAAGTATTACCAATTTAAGACAAAGATTTTTGAATGGTAAAAATTTAGAAAATTTTGCAAAGTCGAATGAAACTGTTATTAAGAGATTTAGAGCTATTGATAAGATTCCTAATGAAGATTTGATTCAAGAGGTTAAGGATTGGAAAGTAAGGTGGAATGGTCGTGGAAATCTAAAAATAGGCAGCCATGAAAGGTTGTTTGAAAGAAATATAAGCATATTGAAAAAAGGAGGAATGATTGATGTAGATTTTCAAAGAAAGGTAGTTAATAGTTTATTTGGCAATGCTACTGGCAGTACAAATGGCTATACAATTATGAACTCTGGAATGGTTCATACCAGATTAAGAGACGGAGCAAAAAAAATTAGTAAAGCATCTGCC